CCAAAAGAGAAACTTTTATGTTGCATATAAAGGTCAACAAACCTTTCAGGGGTCTATCGGTGGATTCGTACTATTAAACGGTTGGCCTTTACGGTACTCTATTGGTAGTGTCACTTCGATACCGGATACGGGGTTAGCCTCTGATACTGGTAACGACGCTCGTTATCTAAAAGGTATAGATACTATCGCTCCTAAAAAAGGAGATTTGTGGATTAGGACAAATACACCGGGATCAGAAGCTATTGAGAATGGAGATATTGTTGGGATTGGTTCTAAATCCGCAGCAAATCTTGACGTAGACGATAAATGTGAGATACGTCGTATTGTGAATACTATCACAGATACGGATAAGTACTATAGATTAAATTATCCGTTACAATATGATCACCCCGATGAGAATAGTGGACAAGTTTGTACGACAGCCGAAGATATAGCATCTTCAAGCGCAGCGGTAATCGATGTAGATACCCCCGCTGTCGGTAACGCAATATCCGATGGTCTTACGGTGGGAGATTATGTATTAATTGAAAGTGAAGCCCTTCAAGTTACTGGCGTTACTGATAAATCTGGTGACACAAAAGCCTTTCTGAATTTGGCTAGGGCTAAATTAGGAACTTCCGAAGCTGCCCACTCCGAACCCCTCGCAGTGTACAAAATAACCCCTATACAAATGATCTCCTCCGCTAATTATTATCAGCATGATATCCGTGAACAAGTTGATTTAGATACAGTTTCATGGCATGTCCATATGCGAGACAGTGGTGAAACTGCTGTTAATGATTTTGATAGGCGTTATTATGGAGGGCATATAGGTTCCACTACGATAACTGCGGAAGAGGGAGGGTTACTTACTGCTTCATGGGATAGCGTTACTTTCCAAGACATGATACACAACCAGAAAGATCATAGCTCAGTTACTCCAGATGTCCCCGGCTATTCCCTTATGCATAGCATAGAAGCGAAAGATGTTGGCGCACCCCTTCAAACTGGTGACTACAGTTCCAACATAGATAGTATGTCGGCTGGGGGATTCCCTTCAACGGAACCGTATTACTTCTCTCAGGGTTCTTTAACTATGTTTGGAGTAGAATTTGCTAGAGTCCGAAGTTTTAGTTTGTCTATAAATAACGGTGAGGAAGCTCGTTATTACATTGGTGGACAGGGTAAAGGAACCCGAAGGCATCGTGGGCCAACGGAAATCAGGGAAATGCAGAGAGAGTATTCAATGTCTGCAACAATTGTACTTCCCGATTCACATAATGCGGATGGAATGCCTTCCGGTACAGCAGCGGCGACTAGAAGGTTATTTACCGAATTACTACTTGAAGGTGATTACGGTTCAGACACTGCTACGGATATGTCCGGATTTAACGTAGTTCTAACTTTCCTTAGAGGTACAAATGATAGTGTAACATTTACAGTTCCCGGTAGTAGTGGAGGAAGCACTGCTGGAGCCGCAGCTAAGGGGGGTGCTAAACAGGGAGCGTTTATCCGATCAGCGCCCCACACCATTACAGGGGATAACCCATTTCAAGTAGATGTAGATATCTTGTTTAGAAACATGGATATACAGATTAAAGACTCAGAACCGTTTTATCCATAGGAGGATAGTATGACAACAGAAGCTAGTGAAGCAAAGACATTCGATGTTAGTAAATACCAAATTGGTTCAGATGTCGAAGAGCATGAAGTAACAATTCCAGAAACAGGGGAATCGTTTAAAGTTAAAATTCGTGAAATGTCTTGGAGCCGTAGAACTAAATTGATGACAGAATGCGTAAAATGGGTTAATGAAAAGGATACTCAGTTTGATGCGGATGCATTTATGAGGGCAAGTTTACGAGAAATTCTTGTAGAAGCACCTTGGGGAAGAACCACGGAAACCTTTTTATTGTCCATAGATGCCAGATTAGGAGCAGCATTAGAAAAATTAGTCCCGTTAGCCGCATCCGGTGGAGGGAACCCTGAGGAAATAAAAAAAGATGTCTAGCCTTTCTACGAAATTCAGATATTTCTATTACAGAAAAATTAAAATTTGAGTATTGGATCATTATGTTTGTATTATTAGATAAAGGAATACCTTGGGATGTAATTTCTGACCTATCTTCTGACGAAGTGTATACTATTCTGGGTGTTGAGGCAGCGATAAAACAAAAACAAAGTGATGATCAAGATGCTGTGAGTCGTGCCGCAACTGCGAAAAGTAACGTTAGGAGCTTTGCATAATGCCTGAAGACGCAACCGTTGTTTTACGTCTAGAACCATCTGATGCTCTAACGTCTTTAGTTAATGAAGCGGAAGCTCTGGGTGTAGCCACTGGCGGAGGTGAAAGTGGTGGGGGCGGTCGGAGAAACATGGCTGGTAAAGGAATGAAATTGGCAAAGCAGGGAGCGGGGATGGTGCAAGCTGGATTAAAGAAGGCGGGTGTCTCCTTTGGTATAGCGGCTATTTTGAAGCAATCTCAGATATTTACAGGTTTCTTTGGTTCCCTATTCCAAATTATTGGTGCTATGCTAGACGTTATGTTAGCTCCGTTAATGCCTATTCTAATGCCGTTCCTCGTATTCATGGGTAAAATGATACCAGTAATTGCAAAAATTGCTCAATTCCTGTTGGGGCCAATAGTAGCAATTGTAGCTATAGTTATGAAAGTTGTTTATTGGATATTAGGGGCATTTGCTGGGATTCTTACAGGGATAATTGATGGAGTCAATAATTATTTTGGCGATATAATTGATAGATTTAAGTCAGCGTGGGGGTATTTCAAAGAGGGCAGATACTGGATGTTTCTTAAAGAGATTCTCATAGGTCTCCTTATGCTCTATTTCTGGAAAGTTATACTAGCTTTTTATGTTATAAAAGAACTTATAGCTAAAGCTTGGGATTGGCTCCTACAGTTTAAGCCTATTAGAGATTTGAGGGATTGGTGGAATGGGGTTTATTCAGATTATATTAAACCAGTCATCGCACATTTTTGGAATTGGATAATCGATGCTTTGCAAAAGATACTAGATGCTGGTACTAGTGCATTGTCTGACATAAAAATAATGGGAAAGAGTATTACGCCGACACTGACTGGCCCAGATTTATCAGGGATGAGAATGGATGCTAAAAGTTTTGGAGGTATAAATACTCCTATCGAAGTAAAAATTGATATAAATGGAACAGACCCCCAAGAGAAGGTGTCAGTTGATGTGGACGAAAAACGAGTTGCAGTAAACGCTTTAGGTATGCAAATAGGAAATCTGGGTTAGTATGGCTTATACATCAGCAAAAAATAGTTCACAAGAATTATCCGTACTTTTTAGAAATGGGGTACACGCAGATGCATCTATACGATTCGCATTAAAATGTGACACAGTTTCTGTTAGTATTTCTAAAACTCCAATTCAAATCCCGATTCCGCAGCAATCGCCTGAGTTAATGGATTTTGGGTCATTCAGACCTACCGTTAGTATTGGTGGAGTGGTAGATACGGTTCAACCACAGCCTACCAGTATTACAGTTAATGGAGAAACTTATTATATACCCTTTAAAAATTGGTTAGAAAATCAGGTATATGATTTATTAGCCAGTGATTCTAACCCTCTTGAGCTTGAGATTGGGGATACTTCTTACCCACAAACAGATTCGACTACTAAAGGTTATGCCAGTAATGTAATTAATCCTAACGCTTTAGCGTTAAGTTACTGGACTGGTGGTGCGATTTACAGGGTATCCCTACAACAGTGTCGCTTTGGGCAAAATCCGGGTCAAGAGGATAGGTGGGATTTTACCATGCAATTTGTTGCAGAAGCCCGTCAAGATTGGGTATCTAAAGGTGACCTAGACTAATGGCTGGGAGGTCAGAGCTTTTATATTGGACTGGCACTTTATGGGCTAGTGCCACATATCGCACTTACACTGGTGGTGCGTGGGCTGATGTTAGTTATTTAGAGTCTTCCCCAGCAACAACCCAGAACCCTGTCACAGGAGTTTCAATTGATGAAGCTTTAGGTAATCCTCGTGGGGGTACAGTTACCATCTCAAACAGACCTAAAGATTTTAAGTCCACAACCGATCATGAAGGTCGAGGCAGATTTACGGGGGCTTTCACAGATTTCCAAGATGTGAGAATTAGAGATATTCAAACAGGGGTAATTTTATTAGCGGGGAAAATTTACGATTTAGAAGAAAAATATGATACGAGGTTAGGCAATTTAATTGTTTTAACTATTCGAGATAATTTAGAGGAATTAAAAAACTACGTTACGGGTAACTGGGTTGATAAACCTTTAAATTACTCAGGGTCTTCAAGAATTTCTGGTGAGATTGATTATATTATAGATAATGCTAAGTATGTAAATTCTTCAGGTATAGGTTTCACCGACACAGACAAGTTTGAAAATTCCGCAACACAACATGCGGCAGCGGGGAAATGGCAGTTTAAAGGTAATAACAACACAGCCCTAAAAACAATTGCTAGATTAGCTGCCTTAGACCCCCATGAAAGTGGGAACACAGATGACTTTGGATACGATTATTTTGTAGACCCTGCGGTAGTTACTAGAGATCATGATGAGCATGGTGCAGAAGCGGCGTTTAACTACTTTAAAAGAGGTACCCGTCCTACAACAGCCCCCAACACACATGGATTATCCATTAAATATCCAACAACTGAGTTTTCACAAGATGGTTATAATCTTAGGATGTTTAATGATTTTAGCTTTAAGGAACCTAAAGGAGAGTTATATTCAGATGTAATTGTAACTTATCAGGATTCGGGGTCTCAAACGTCTTGTGGGGCGGAAGTACCGGATACTGAGGGGGATACAGAAAAGGTTAAGACTCGTCGTTTTGAGCGAATAGACGTAACTAGTATATCTGGGGACTTTACTTCTGAAAATTCAGGCAGTAACATTGCAAAAAATGTTCCGTTTGGTAAAACTGAAATAGTTAAATTTGTTGCGTCTGACGGCTCTCCAAACGAGGCATACGGGTTTGGTAGAATAGAATATCAATCGGTAGATAGTGGGACTGGTTTTCTTATTGTTAGCCCTTTAGATGCTGATGCTTATACGCCCGGTAGTAGCGGACATGACGCTACGAATCCAGACGGTCATTTTAATAGTGATTTTCCAGAAGAAGCTGGGACAATTACAGGGATAACGTCTGGTGTTACTGCGTCTACTGGGGCTTCATGTCGCCCTGCTAAAAATTTCGGGGTGAAGAAATCTAGAAATGTTACTGTAACAGATTCGACCGACCCTCGAAAAGTTAGAGATCAAGTAGTATCTTTTCTTTCACGTAATACAACTGTTATAAAACGGGGTACTTATAAAGTAACTAATTATCCTCACCATTATATTGATGCTGCGGCTGCGGATGTATCCCGTTCAGGTGGAACTATTACTTTTGCAAGCACTCCCTTTGCTACAAATGGTGGGTCTGCAACGAATAATCCGCAATTATTCGGGGTGCAGAAGGGGGATATAATTGCGGAGTTAGATGCCACAGCGTCATCTATTACAAGATATGCGTATATTTCAACTGTTAGTAGCTCTACGGTTCAATATAGTGGAAATACCGCTGATGAGACAAGTGACGGTACGGCGTTAGACGCATCTAAACCGATGCGTATCTATATTCCGTTACGTGCGGGTCATGTCATTCAGGTAACCAATACATTAGCCAACGTTTCGGGAATTCATTTAGTTACAGATATAGGATATCAAGAAGATAATGGAGTAAGTTTTACAACTATTGCGTCAATTGGTAAGAATGACAGTGCGCTTAGGTTAGGGCAAACAGGCTTTGAACCTATGATCGAGGGAGCCACTAAATACGGCGACGATAATCCGGGTGCCTTTACTAATTTAGCGGATGTGACATCATGGACATTTACTGGTAATATTACTGCTGCTAGTGCGGCTCAAATTAACTGGGGGGCGGGAAAATTATATGATGATACTGGGGGGAATGTATATGATATCGGTATTGGTAATACTGGTACGATGTCTGAGGAAAGTCTGGTTTACTTTGACCCAACCAGTTCAACAACTGCCTTCGCTACTTCTACAAAAGCCACATATCAGGAGAAAAAAGAACGTATAAAGATAATGGCTGCTAACGATTCCACTACCGCAGAGGGTTCAGAGGCAACATTCTCGTTCCTAACCCCCGTATCTGGAAGCGGGACGGTTCAATCCCTTGTTAGTGCCGCTGCTGCCCTGTCCGATAACTCTATGACATCCGCTCTCGCAAAGAAGGGTGTTCAGGAATGGTCAGCTAGTGTATCTTTTGTGGGGTTAGGTTCGACTAATGGGGCATATAATAAGATAAAATTTGGGTTAAAGGGTGACACTGATGATCCTTTAGCCAATATTGATAGTAATGCTAATTTACAGTTCGCAGACGGAACTGATGAGGTGATACTTACTAGTGATGCGGGTACTTCATCTTTAGGTAATAGTTCATCTGTGGCTGCGGATGGTACGGTAACTTTAGCGGCAGGGTATAATTATATCTATAAAAATGTTGGGGATTCTGCATCTACTACGCTGCTTATTACATCGACTTATTCGGATGTATATGCGGATAATGCGGTTTTGTTATGTATGGTTTTAGTTCAAGATGCTGATGATGAGTCTAAATCCCCATCCATTTTCCCCTTCACAGCGAATGAAGGAACGATCTCAGCGGGAGTAATCTCCGCTGGGGCTATTCTAGCGGATGCTCTAACGGCAAACTTGGTGCTGTCAACTAAAGTTGTTGCAGGAACTGGAACGTTTGATTCCAATCTTTATGGAGTTGCGATAGGATCGTTGGGGAGCAACAGGACTTTTGCGGCTCAAGCGAATGGGGTTACGCAGGTAGAGATAATTAGTTCTGGTACAAACCCCGGAATACTAAAAGCGGGTGGAGGTAATGTAAGACTTGACGCAGACGGGCTAACGATAGATAGTACCGCTGATCCAGATACTACTCCTAGGATACGTTTTGAAAATGATACCGCCAACACATCCGCCATTGCTGGTTCTATCGGTCTTAGAGGTGCAACAACCCATACTTTTGATTTCCTTTCCCCAGCTACTTTAGCTGCGAGTGCCACAGATTTTTCCTTTGCTAGACGAAATGCTGCGTATGGTGCTGGAACAACTGCCGCAGACGGGGTACTCACATTAAGTTTTGGTACCGGGGCAAATAGCACTGAAATAGATTTTAATTTTGCTACGAAAGCCGATATGCCTGTTACGTTTACACATGCTCAAGGTGTGGGTGGAGGTGGTATCGCAAGTGGGGGAACGCTTAATTTAGAGGGTTTTACGGGATTAGATTTGGTTACCCCCGTAACTTCAGGTAACGTACCAACTGGTGCTTATGGTATGTTTAGATATGACACTGATGGTGGGGGAGGTTCCGTAGATGTATTAGCTTTCTTATCTGGGCAAGCTAACGCCACTCCAGCACCAACAACCGCAGAGTCCTCATTTTGGACTATGTTAAGTGAAAGTGATGGGGCTAGTGGTAGTAGGCTTCACTTTGAACCTATAGTTGATTATGCGGTATCAGCGGGTAGTGATAACTTTGCTTATATTGGATACCATAACCCACTAATAAATGTGCTTAGTTATTATCATACTACGGGTGACGGCACTGAAGCTAATCCCACCCATACCTTTTGGAGTGATTATACTACTGGTATGTATTTGCCTTCAACCACTAAGTTGGCGTTAGTAGCTGGCGGTGAGGTAGGAATTAAAGTAGAGTATGATTCTGGGGCGACAGATGATGTGCAGGTTCTTATGTATCCTAATGGATCAGCATCATCAGCAGGATTGCAAGCATTATATATTTCTAGTACGACAGATAAAGTATACAGAATTACATCATCTGCTAGATATAAAGAACACATAACTGATCTTGACATTGACTCAAGTAAACTTTATGATTTACGTCCAGTATCTTATAGGGAAAAGAAAACCCATATAGGAGGAATAGGTTTAATTGCTGAAGAAGTTGTGAAAGTTATGCCTGAACTTGTCGTATTAAATAAGGAAGGAACCCCCGAAGCGGTTCAGTATACAGATATACCAATATTAATGCTAAACGAAATGAAAAAATTGAAAGAAGAAATAAAAAGTCTTAAGGAGAAAAACTAATGCCTGACGTAACGGTTTCATTTTCAGATGCTCAGTGGGCTAGAATTCTAGCGTTATCTTCGTCCATAAAAAAGATAGATGAAACTGGGGATGTGGACGCTGCATATCTTGCCGCAAAATGGAAAAACCAATTAGGGGCGTGGGTTAAAGAGCTTGAGCGAGCTAAAGCCGCAGAATCTATAGATGACTTCTAAGCGTGATCAAATTATTAGATTACGTACAGAAAACCCTATTTTACGCCTAACTAAGATTGCTGAACAGGTTGGAGTTGATCAAGCCTACGTACATAGAGTTTTAAAAAAGGCTGAATTATCCACAAAAAGTGTCCTAATAAATAAAAAACTGCTCTCTAAGCGCATCGTTTGTCAAGCTTGTGGGGAAGATGTACCTAAAACAGCTACTCATTCCGCTAGGGTTCATCATATTCACGATGAATGTAGATATGATTATTTTAGACTACTACTTACTTGTAGATT